GTCTGCCAGCTCCATTTTCTGCCACTGTAACTGTTTCAGACAAAGTCACGCCTTATTCATTCACAGCTGCAATTACAAATGCTGATGTCACATTGCGTACATCGATTCCAGCTGGCACAGCAACACTTGCAGGATATTCAGCTGCAACACTTTATGCAGATAATGATGCAATCGAATCAGCTGTCTTGGTGGTCAGCGTTGAAGTATTTCAATCTCGCATCGCAGCTGGCGGACAAATCGAAGGTGTCGATTTTGCTTCTACACCCTACAGGATGGGGAAAAATTTGGCGGCACGCGTCAGCAGTCTCCTCTCAGCTTATCTTGATGTCGAATCGATTTGTCAATGACAGCGAGCACAATCGGCGGCTCTGTCCGAACACCATTGGCGAATGCATTTTCTGCATTGGCGGCTTCGATCTATAGCTCAGTACCTGAGACAGTGATCAGCCCAGCAATCGTGTTGATTCCAGATTCTCCATATCTCGAACCAAATTTGATCAACCAATCAACCACAAAGCTTCAGGTCAATCTCGTCATCACAGCGATTGTGAATTACAACAGCAACGCTGGCTCATTGGATAACCTTGAACAGCTTGTCGTTAGCATTCTCGGTGCAATGCCATCGGGATACATTGTGGGAGCTGTAGAGCGACCAACAGTGGTTCAAATCGGCGCAGGATCATTTCTTGCAGCTGATATTTCAGTATCAACTCAATACACACAGACAAACTAAGGAGCACAAGTGCCAACGACAATCATCACGGGTCGCGATCTCACTTTGACGATTGCCACCACTTCATACGATGCTCAGGCGACATCCGCGACCCTAAGCAACTCACCAACCATCGAGGCATATCAAACTTTGGATGGCAAAGTTTTTAAGCACATCGATGACACATGGACATTCGCTGTTGAAATGCTTGCAGACTGGGGAGCTTCAGGCTCACTGTGCGAAGCACTATGGACAGCGGCAGAATCAGCACCAAACACAGCTTTGGCTGTTTCATTGACAGCTGTATCAGGCGCGGTTTTCGCATTCAATGTTTTGCCTGAATATCCAGCTGTGGGCGGTTCAGCACCTGATGCTCAGACTGTAACGCTAAACTTCACAGTGACAGCTGCACCAACAGAGACATTCAGCTAAAAACTAGAGATCGGGAGAAAAGAAATGAAGCTACCAATCACAATCGAATACAACAATGGCGAATCAGATATTTACATCGCACAGCCGCCTGAATGGGCAAAGTGGGAAGTGAAAACTGGCAACACCATTTCACAGGCACAAGACAAGATCGGCATCAATGATCTGATGTTTCTGGCATATCACGCTATGAAGCGCGGTTCAGCTGGAAAGCCTGTGAAGCCGTATGAGGCTTGGATGGAAACCATCGCTGATGTTCGAGTCGGAGATGATGACCCAAAAGCCACAAGCGCGGAAGCGTAAGTCGCTTACTGGTTGAGGTGGCAATTGCCACTGGAATTCCAATGAGCGAATGGCAAAGCGCGGAAGATATATTGACAGCTTTGGAGATATTGGAGAGCAGGAATGGCAGCTGAGCAAGTCTCGTATGATAAAAACGAGCTTCGAGCTGTCATTCGTGCCTTCAAAGTCATGGATGAAGAATCTATTCAAGCTGCAAAAACTCAATCGGGAGCACTAGCGACTTACCTTCAGCGAAAGATTATCGATGCAGCTGGTCGAACCCGAAATGTGGTTGATGATCGCATTGCAACTGGTTCGCGTGTTTCAAAGTCATCAAAGATCGGCGAAATCAGCTTTGGCTTTGCATCCCAGCGATTCAGCGGCGGCGGAACAACTCAACAACTTTGGGGCGGCGCAGAATTTGGATCAAACAAATACAAGCAATTCCCCAGCTGGTCAGGTCGTCAAGGTCGCGGCTCTCGCGGATGGTTTATCTATCCGACACTACGAGCAGAGCAGCCATATTTGATTCGCGAGTGGGAAAATAACTTTGACCAAATTCTGAAAGAGTGGGATCGCTGATGGCACAGAGTAGAACCTTAAAGCTGGCTTTGCTGGCTGACATTGCCAATTTCAGCACCAACATGGATTCGGCAGGAAAAAAGTCACAAACCCTTGGAGATCAATTCACGGAATTTGGCAAAAAAGCTGCATTGGCTTTTGCCGCTGCTGGCGCAGCTATTGGCGCATATGCAAAAGTCGCCATCGAGAATGCCGCAGCTGACGAGAAGGCACAGCGCAATCTTGCACTGACAATCGAAAACACCACAGCTGCCACAGCTGCACAAATTGCTGGCGTTGAGGATTACATCAGCACAACATCGCTGGCAATTGGCATAACCGATGATGAGCTTCGCCCAGCTTTCGGGCGATTGGTTCGATCCACAAAAGATGTCGAAGATGCACAAAAGCTTCTCAATCTTGCACTGGATGTTTCAACAGCTACAGGCAAGCCGCTGGAAGCGGTCGCAAATGCGCTTGGCAAGGCATATGACGGCAATTTGAATGCTCTTGGTCGTCTAGGTCTAGGCATTGATCAAAGCATCCTTAAATCAAAGGATTTCGATCTTGTATTCAATACGCTGACAGATACATTCGGCGGCTTTGCAGCAAATGAGGCTTTGAGCACTGAAGCGGCTTTTGCTCGAATCAAGATTGCTGGCGATGAAATTCAAGAGCAGATCGGTTCAGCTTTGCTGCCTGTAGTACAAGAGCTCACCACATTCATTCTTACTGATGTTGTGCCTGTTGTGCAGCAATTTGTGAATGGTCTGACTGGTCAAGGTGGATTGTCATCGAGCTTGACAGATTCTGAGAAAAAAGCATTTCAATGGGGCGAACGAGTCAAAGCTGTCATCAAGACTGTCATTCAATTCAAAGATGAGCTGATTGCTGTTGCTGGTGTGATTGCCACTGTTTTTGTGGTGTCAAAAATTTCAGCTGCAGTCACAGCAACCATTGCATTGATTAAAACATTGATCACGGCTTACAACGCTTTGAAAGCTTCAGCAATCGTTGCTGGCGTAGCTTCAGCATTTGCTTTGAATCCGTTGCTTGGTGTTGGAGCTGTTGCATTGGCGGCAGGTGTGCTTTCAGCTGCAAATGCTTTTGCCAATCGTGAATCAGGTATCGAAGCTCCATCAACAGGCGCAATTCCATTTGCTTCAGGCTTTGCAGCTCCAGCCGTACCAAAGCCAACAGGCGGTGGCGGTGGTGGCGGCACAACAACAACCACCGGTGGCGGTGGTGGAGTCACCACAGCTTCAAATGCAGCCGCAGCGGCAGCAACAGCTGCATCAAATGTTGTGAATGTATCATTAAATGTTGGTTCTTTTCGAAAAGCTGAAGCCGAATCGATGGGAACAACAATCAATCTGACTGTGGTTGGAGCTTATGACAAAGAAGGCACAGCGCGAACAATCGTTGAGACTTTGAACAATTCCACATTCCGCGGCGGCGGTGGTGGAGCTGGATCATTGGTGGCACTGTGAGCCAATGGCAGCCAATTTGGCGTGTAAAGATCAATGGCGTTGAAGTCACTGATTCTGTTCTTTCAAATCTGACAATCACATCAGGTCGAAACAATATTTATGAGCAACCATATGCAGGATATTGCAATCTTCAAATCATCAAATTTGATTCGGCTTCAGATTCTTATGGCGTAACACAAACAATCAGCATTGAGGTTCAAGATTCGACAGCTGCATTTGTGCCAATCTTTGGCGGTTCGATCACCGATTTATCTCAGGAAATTGCACAGGTTGGCTCTGTCATGAATGCACAGCGGATCAACATCATCGCCACTGGAGCATTGTCAAAGCTTGCTCGAACAACCACTTTGGGTGTGTTGTCAAAAGATTATGATGGCGATCAAATATGGGAAATCCTCAATGGAATTCTTTTGAATCAATGGCAAGAAGTTTCGCCAGCTGCAACATGGGGCGGATATGATCCATCAGTCACATGGGCAACAGCTGAAAATGGTGGCTTGGGTGAGATTGATCGCCCAGGTGATTACGAGCTTGACTCTCGAACATCAAGCGAAATCAATGTTTTGCAGCTTGTCCAAGAGCTTGCAACATCGGGGCTTGGTTATGTGTACGAATCCGCAACAGGCGCGATTTCATATGCCGACAGTACTCATCGCAATCAATACCTTGCCACAAATGGATATGTGGAGCTGACAGCAAATCATGCGCTGGGTGTTGGTATTACAACGACAACCCGAATTGGCGATGTTCGCAACAAAATCACTCTTAAATATAAATCTGATCAATCATTTGAGACTTCAGATTCTGATCCAACATCGATCGCTTTATTTGGAGAACAAGCGCAAATCATTTCGACAACCCTTGATAAAACTGTCGATGCTGAATCTCAGGCAGCTTTCTATCTTTCATTAAGAGCTTATCCACGAGCCAATTTCGAAGCCATCAGATATGAGCTTGCCAATCCTGAGCTTGACGATACAGATCGCGACAGCCTGATCAATATCTTCATGGGAATGCCTGTTCGAATCAGTGATCTGCCTGTCAATATGGGATCGATTTTTCAAGGCTTTGTCGAAGGCTGGACATTCCAAGCCAACTACAATCAACTCAGCTTGACCTTGAATGCATCGCCGCTGGCTTTCAGCTTGCAAGCTGTTCGATGGAATGGTGTGAATCCAGCTGAAACATGGTCAAGCGTGTCGGGAACATTAGATTGGGAAAATGCGACAATAGTCGCTTAGCGAAAGGAAAAACATGGCAAATCCAACAAGCAACTTCGGATGGCAAATGCCGACCAGCACCGATTTGGTGACTGATTTGCCAGCCGATTTCGAGACATTTGGTCAGGCGGTTGATACAACACTGGCAGAGCTCAAAGGCGGCACAACAGGTCAAATCCTGTCAAAATCATCAAATACAAACATGGATTTCACATGGGTTGCACCAACAACAGGTGACATCACTGGGGTAACGGCTGGAACAGGACTTTCAGGGGGTGGAACATCAGGTGATGTGACACTTAATCTTGCAAATACTGCTGTTTCAGCTGGGTCATATACAGCAACAAATTTGACTGTTGATGCACAAGGTCGAATCACAGCTGCCTCAAATGGTTCAAGCGGTTCAATGACTTCATTGGCTTCGGGAACACTAAGCGGCACAAGCGTGACAATTAGCTCAATTAGTGGTTC